TTAGATGGTGGTGCGGCCTACATCACCGGGACCGAAGTTTTCCCGGTATTGGCCCAAGTAACCGACAGCCGTCTCTGCATTGGTGAAGAGACCGACCGTGCCCCCGGCAATAGCGCCCATTGCGGTTGGCACGATCAGGCCGACCAACTGGGAAAGAGCGCCGAAGCCGAAGCCGCCGGCACCGCCCCATTTCCCGCCGATTGCCATGCCCGTCGCGGCGCCGTCGACGGCGCCTACGATCATGCCGGAAAGAGTTCCACCCGAAACGCAGGTGACTTCAATGTCATTGAGTTCTTTCATTTCATATATCTCCTTTAGGCTTCCCATGAGTCTGGAAAGCCATTCAATGGTACTAATCCGAAAGAGTGGGATGAACTGCCAGGATTAGCGGTTTTTCATGGGCTCGATAATTCGTTTGACAATGAGTTTCAATATTCGGCGGATGAAGGTTTGCCACTCCGGGTAAACTTTGCGAATGATTAAGGCCGGTTCGTGCGACACCTCGATAAGACCTGTTGAACAAGTCAACGCCGTATCGAGGGCTCATTCATATCGGCTCCGGCCAACCGCTCTTCGTCCGAGTCAGTACGGCCTCGCATAGCGGCATTTCATGGCATCAGCCGGTCGAGCAGCGGCGAGCTGAACAGCCGATGCGGATCGGCTTCGTTCAACTGGCGCACCGCGCTGTCCCAATCGTTGTCTGCGACCAGGCCCTGGCGTAGCGACTGCGCCACCAACTGGTCGACCACCGTCGGCTCGTCCCAGGCGGCGGCGGGGCTGTAGCCCCAGCCCTTGCTCCACTCCACCCGCAGCGAGGCGTAGTCGCCGCTGAAGTGGTCGAACAGCCAGGCCTCGAACTCGTGGTAGAAGGCATTGGCCTGCGGGGTACCGGGCAGGCTGAGGATGTCCAGCCAGATCGCCGTGTCCCACTCCGGTTGGTCGGGGCGCGGACGGATCGCCGACAGGCTGGGCACCTGGGCGCCGGGAACGATCGACTCGCCGGGCTGGTCGAGCCCGCTGACGCGAATCTCCACCGGGCCGTTCATGGGGTAGTGGCCGTTGGCGCGGTAGGCGGCGACCATCGTCTGGTACTGCAGGTAGAACTCGTTGATCACCCGCTGCACGTCGCGACGCCGGGTCAGCACCGCGTAGCCGTTGGCGGTGACGCGCAGGGTGCTGGGCTTGATGTACAGCAGCAGGTCCTTGCTCCAGCCCCACAGGTCGTAGCCCAGGGTCAGCGCCATGCCGCCCACTACCAGGTCGTACTGCAGCTTGCCGAGCAGCGGGGTGAGTTCCGGGTGGCCGGTGTTGATCGCCGCCAGCAGGTCGGACAGCGCCTTGGGAATGTTGTCGGAGAAGGGGTAGTTGAACGGGCCGTTGACCGCGCGGGCGCCGAACGGGCAGCGCGGGGTCGGCGTCCAGACCTTCAGCCAGGGCTTGTCGGTGAAGGGGAACCAGATGGCCTCGGCGCGTCCGCTTTTCTGCAGGAAGCTGTCGAAGGTCCTTCCGCCGCTGCCGGCCGCGGCGAACATCTCGCTCGCCGGGATGTTCACGTAGCTCTGGCAGCGCATGCGCTTGTTGACCCCGGCCTGGAGGGTCGCCTCGACGATGAAGGCGCGTCCGAGGTGGACGAGGAACGGCGCGCAGGCCGGATCGTCGCGGCGGAAGGTCTTCAGCACGTATTGTCCGGCGGCGCCGTCCCAGACCACCGCGGTCAGCGCCACGATGCTGTTGCTCAGGGAGCCGTAGCTCTGCCCCGGCAGGCGGCTTTCGCCCTGCGCCGGGATGCCGGTGCCGTGGCCGTCGATGGCGAGCACCCCGCCGAGGGTCAGGTCACCCGGCGCCGGCGTGGCGACGAAGCCGAGCTTGACCCGCTCCAGTTGTTTCAGCAGGGCTTCCATGGTGACGCCGGTCTGCGCGCTGAACAGGCCGAACTCGCCCTGGGCGTCGATCCGTACGCGGGTCAGGTAACGGCTGGTTTCCACCAGCACGATGCGGCTCTCGCAGTTCTCGCCGCCTTTCAGCAGCAGCGGGGACCAGTTGTGACCCATGCCGCGCGGGCGCACCTTGAAGCCGTTCTGCCAGGCCCAGTTGACCACCGCGAGAACCTCTTCGTTGGTGCGCGGGGCGCAGCTCCAGAGGTCGTCGGCGGCGATTTCCCCCGACCAGTTGCGGAACGCCCGCCGATAAAGTTCGAGGCCGGCCGGAAAGCCTGCCGGCGCCGGACAACTGCTGGCGGCGGCTTCGGCGGGCTGGATGACGAAGGCCGGGGTCCAGCCGGCCACCAGGCCGACCGCGCCGAGCGTGGCACTCTTGCCGAGGAAGCTGCGGCGCGACAGGCCGCCGGATTCCTGGTCGGGATCGCCGACGAAGGCGTCGGCGTGCTGGATGAGGTCGTGCATGGCGGTTCTCCTGATCGGGGCGCTGGTCGCCCCTTCCCGGTTGCCGGGTCCTAGGTCGCCGCCGGGGGCGTCCGGGTCTCCGGCGACGGTGGAGGCCCGCTCCGCGACGGGAGCGGGCCGAGGTCCTGGGATCAGGTCCACTCGGTGTCGTAGTGGTAATCGATGCGGCTGGTGTCGCCGCCGAGCAGGCCGCCGACCGCGGCGACGCCCTTGAACACGCCGTAGCCGAGGGTGTCGGCCAGTTGATGGATGGGGGTCAGGCCGACGGCGTTGAACACCTTGCCGACCGAAGAGATGACCGACGTGTTGAGCAGGTCGTTGGACACCTTGACCACATCGACGATGGCATCGCCGACGAAGCTGAAGAGTCCGGCGCCCGATACCTGGTCGATTTCATCGAAGCTCAGTTCCTGAAGTGTGGCGAGTTGCATGGCGCTATTCCTTCATCAATCAAGTTTTGAGCGATAGCCGGCCCTCTCGCATAAACATCGGTTTGCGAAGATAGAGTGACTATCGGTTGCCAGCCGCTCTGGAAAAGTACTTTGCCGGCTGGTCGCTGAAAATTACTGATCTGCCGGCGAGAGTGTCAATCTGGGAAGTTGATAGGGTGAACTTGGAATATCCATGCTAGGCAAATGACGCCGATATTCTGTCAGTGGAATTGGTCGATGTTTTTTCGAATGCCGCGATAAGCATCTGGATATTGCTGATCCATTGATATTCGTGGGTACTGGGAAGCGGTTCGCTATTTTTATGAGATGATGCGCCAATCCAGAAAAGTATCGAATTATTGCTTTCGGAAAAAATTCAACTGCCTTGCTGATAGGTTTCTTCCGGTCGAGTTATTGAAGTCCATGTCCGGTCTTGCGTTGTTTTTCAAAGTAGAGAAACCGGCGTCATAAATTTGTGCGGATAACTGGCGGGCAAACTTTCCCAGGCTGCGCTTCTGTTGCGGGGAAGTGCTTCGGTTCGTGTCGAGGCGCTTTCCAGTCTTGACAGCCCGGCACAGGCGCGTAGAGTGCCGCGCATGAATCGTGCAGCCCTGACCTTCAAGCGCTATTACGCCTATCTGCTCCCTCATTGAGGCGGTAGATGCGTCGCTGCATTCCCGAACCGCCCGAGGCGGCGGTCCGGTGATCTTCTGTCTTATGTTTGATTTTCTATGTGTATCAGTAGCTTAAGACTGATCGTTTCCACAAATTTTGTCTTCGTTTCCGCAATTCATGCCTATCTAACGGGGTTCACGGCCTTCCCGATCCGGCGGTAGACGCGTTTTGTGATCTCCTGGGTCGTGTGTCCGAGCAGGTCTGAGGCGTCGGCCAGGCTCTCGATATCGGAGGCCGCCTTGGGGCGAATGTCCCGGAACTGGAACTGCATGATCTCCCTGGCCAAGTCTTGGTCACCCGCCTTGATCGCCTCCTCGGCCGCAGCCTTGCGTGCGGTATCGAACCTGGTGCGAAGCATCTTCTCTGTCATCGGCTGGCCCTTCTCGTTGGTGACCAGCGCCGGAGAATCGGAGGTGATCGACTCGACCAAATGGCCGAGCTGGGTCATCTGTCCGTCGGCGCGGCGGAGTCGTATCCGGAGCTTGCGAGACGTCTTGTTCTGCCCGACCAGCAGGTAGTCTCCGGAAACGTCGTTCTTGCGCAGCTTCCTCACGTCAGCCGGGCGTTGGCCTGTCAAATACGCAAGGTCCATCGTCACCCGCAGATCGTCCGGGGCTTTCTCGTAGAGCGCCTTCCACACCTCGTCCGTGACGTACACATCGCGCGGCTGCTCCTTGTTCTTCTTCACCCCGCGACAGGGGTTTTCCATGCTGGTGATGCCCCACTCCCTGGCCATGTTGTAGACGAAGGAAAGCAGGGTGATCTCCCTATTCGCTCGAACCTTGGCCGTCCTGGCGTCTCGGTACTGAGCGATGGTGCTCGGCGTAATGTCCTCTACCGGGGCTTCGTCAAAGGCGCCCAGCAGTTGGCGGATCATCTTCGAATACTCTTTCTGGGTCTTCGGCGCCTTCGTCGGAACCACGTCCCGCTCGAACCTGCGCAACAGATCGCCGACGGTCCGAGTGGTTGGCGGCACGGCCTTTCTCTCCAGTTTCGCCCACTTCTCCCGAGCCTCATCCAAGTCCGTGCCCAGCGGGATCTCCTTGCGCCTCCCCTCAGCATCCCGCCCGTCGTAGTAGTAGCCGACCCAGACCTTTCCTGACTTCATCGTCCGGGTACGCTTGATCATGCGAGGCGGCAGGCCCCGGTTCTTGTTGCTCCGCGGTCTCATCATCTAACCCTGGACAGGTCCAGGCTCCACTTCTCGGTTGCTTCCATCGTCGGCTTCACGCCCGCCAGCTTCAGGCGGGCATATACGCGCCCAACTATCGGGCGGTTCGCCGCGGTCACGGCGTACTTCCAGCCGTACCTATTCAGCCACTCGATCTGCTGGCTCGGGTACTTGCGCCCAGTCAGCTCGGCGACTTCCTCTTCGGACAGGAACTCGGATACGGGGCTAGTCGAGCTTCCCATTTCCTATCTCCTCTTCGTTGCGCACTACGACCAGGCGCCGCGGTGCTTCGTGCCGCCTGCGGGCAACCATCTCACCGTCAACCACCTCGGTCGGATCTTCCAGGCACACCTTCTCCAGGGCCTTGAGCGCAGCTCGGATGTATTTCGGTATGGCTGCTGATTTCTGGTAGTGCTCGAGCAACCTCCGCTTACCGTCCTCCGACACGCCTTGGAAGTGGTCGAGCGCCTCTTTGGCGGCGGTGACGATTTTCTCGGGCTCTGCCCCCACCTCGCAGCGAACCCAACCGATCAGGCGGCGCAGGTGGTTCATTTCGGCCCGGGTCAGCCGGCGCGCGGTCATCTGCCTACTCACGCCCTACCTCCGGTTTCCGTTCGATCACGCGCATCGATCCGTCTCGGCAGTGCAGCGTCAGCGCGGCCCGCCTCGTCTCGATCGTTCCGTCGTTGCGGATCATGGTCTGTGGTACACCGTAAAGTGGCCCGCCGGGTGCGAACGGATCGGGTAGAGCCTCGGGGTTCTCCTCTGCGAATCGCAGCATCTCGGCTATGATGCAGTTGAACAGTGGGCCGTCCTTCAGGTCCGCCTCTCGCCTTCCGCTGAAAGCGTTCGAGCTGTCCTCAAGGCCTTCGACGAAGGCGATGTGATTGAGCATCTGCCCAGGCTTGGCGCCTTGGATGGCGGCGCGGTGGACCGGATTGACGCCGAGGGCATCGCAGATGCGATCGACTCCAATCTCTCCCTCGATCCACCTCTCGGCCTGCAGGAGCCAGGCGCCAAGGGCGGCTTGGGCTTTCTCGTGGTAGCTGCTGGATGTTTTCCGAAACTCCTTCGCCTGTTCCAACTGGGCCCTGGTGAATGGAAGGCCCTTCCTTGCCTCCTTGATCTTTCGATCAGCGCAGGTCCTGTCGGCCTCCCAGCCGAACTGGTACTGCCTGGCCATGCGACGCGCGACCAGGAGGCGGGTGAGCGCGGAGAGGTCTGGCTTGTCCCAGATGTTGAGCAGACGCTTCAGGTTCTCGTAGGTCATCAGCATGATGGCGGCTCCTTGTCCACGCCCATCCTATGGAGTAGACGTTCCTTGCAGAGCTGTTCTTGAAGGCGTTGGATCTCGCAGGTGTAACTCTTCGCAGTCCGCAGCGAGCCGAGCGCGTATCCGACGTAGAGGCCGCCCGCGCACCAGACGATGCAGAGGAGTAGTGTTCCGATCATGGCTGGCGCCCCTTGTCCGTGTCGCAGATCCGCAGGTGGACGCCGCAGGCCTGGACCAGTTCGGTCAACTCGCCGAGCTTGGTGTTGGGGTTCTGCATCGCCTGGCCCAGGCGGACCAACTGCTGGCCAAGGGTGGCGAGCGGGGTAGGGCGATACCCTGGTGGTGGCGGAATATCGGAGCCTCTCATCACTGACATACCTCCCAGATGAACAGATTCTTGAACGGCTGGAGCGCTGCACCGGCGGCAACAGTGGCCAGGCCAAGCAGCGCGACGAGTGCGATAGCGGTCAGTGCTTTTCTCATGCCCCGTTCCCGCCCGCCTGCTGGCGCCTCAGCGCGTTGATCACCGCCTCTACGGCCTCGATCTCAACCACTCCCACGTAGCCATCCGTCATCCCGACTTGCTCGATCCAGTGCTCCAGGATCAGCAGGCTTTCCTCAAGCTCGCGGAGGGCCGAATCCTCCTTGGCCTGTCCGTCGATCAGCGCAATGATGTGGTCAGGCATGGTCAAGGCCTCGTAACGCACCATCAGGTTCGAGGCCTCCTCCCCGCTGAGCTGCGGGTTCTTGAGCGCGATAGCAATTCGGCGAAGTTCGGTGTGATCGCCGACCAATCCCGGCGCGGGGTGGGGTCGCTCGCCGGCATTACCCGGTCCAGAAACAGGTTCGCGGCCAGGGTTGCCCGGCTCCGAACCGGCTCCAGCGCCACTCAACGCCGCCAGCGCGATCTGTCGCATGTTCGCCGCCGGGAGGTCGTCCTGCTCGGAGCAGGGGAACTCGGCGATGGTGCGGAGCGCCAGGAGGGCTCGCTCGAGCGGAATCTCTCCTGCACCCTCGGTGCCGGCCAGGTGCTTCGCTACCGTTTCCCGGATGACGCGTAGCGCGTTCATGGCCTGGAGCGAGCTACCGTCCTGGCCGAGCTTGGCGGTCAGGTCGATCTGTTTAAACAGGGCATGGGTCATAGGTCACCCCCTTGCTCGGCGCTGCGCACCGCCTGGTAGGCGAGGGCGTAGCAAGCCATTTGCACCAGCAGGCTCGAAGCCGCGAGTGCAGGGTGATCTGTGACGGCCAGGGCCGCCACGTGCAGAGCGCCGATAGGGATGGAGAGCCAAGGACGGGCGAGCAGGTTTGTGGCTCCTTGCCCCTTGATGCCGCCGGCGAATATCAGCAGCCAGCAGAGAACGTTCGTGGCCGCCGCCACATAGAAGGCGAACTGGTGAAGCGACCCCTGACCGAAGTACAGGCACGCGCTGAGCAGCAGGCTGATCGCGGTGCCGATGAGTGCTTGCTTCATGGTCAGTGCCCTCCGGTGGCAGCGGTCAGAGCATCGAGGAGCGCTTGCTTCCGGCGCTGACCGTGCAGGTACTCGCGCAGGGCGATGATGACCACGCTGTTCATGCTGCGTTCGTCTCGCTTGGCCTCGGCTTCCACCTCGGCCCTCAGTCCGTCCGGCAGTCGGACAACGAACTTGTCCATATCCCGGCTGGCGCTGGCCGGCAGTTCGGTTACAACGGTTGCTCGTTTCATAGTTTCTCCAGGGCGAGCAAGGGCCCGCCGGCATTTGTGGCTTTGCCAAAATCGGTTGGTTACTGCTGGGCTGCTTCGGCGCGTTCGGTCTGCCGCGTCAGATCAGCCCTCTCTGTTGCAGGTCGTTCAGTTCTGCTTCAGCAGATGCGGCCGCTGCCTTCAGGTCTGCCACGGTAAGCTCGTCGAGCGTCTTGCCCAGGCCCTGGATGTGCCGGGCGAAAGCGCGCTGTGCCGGCCCGTTGTAGCCATGGCAGAAGTCGGCTGCGGCGCGCAGTTCACCGTCGAGCTGTAGCGCCAGGATGTTGAGCGGGTCGTTTCTGTCCCAGGCCATGATCACGCCACCCAGGCCACGCCATCGCGGCGAGCAGTCAGGCGAGTTTCGATCTTCCTTTCGCCGCCACGGCGGCTGCGCATCATGTGGTCATCGTTGAGCAGTGGCTGACCGGCGACGAGGAAGGCAAGGGCGATCACGGCGGGCGAGATAAGCCCGCGGCGCATGGCTTCAGCTACCAGGGCGGCACGTCGGGTTACCCCGAGCTTGGTGGTCGCCGCCAAGACGCGCTTACCCACCGTGCCCGGCTGCATGCCCAGGTCGCGGGCCAACTCCTTCGAGGTACGACCCGCAGCGATGCCCAGGACGCACTGAAGCTCACGCAGGGACAGGCCTTTGCCGAGGAAGCCGGTGAAACCGTGTGCGGTGATGGTTTGTGGATGCATTGCTGTCTCCCGTGTGTGCAATTCAATGTATTCATATATGAATTTCATGTCAATGCATTATTGAATTTTTCGAGAGAAAAAAAAGCCCGCAATGCGGGCTTGATAGGTATCCGGTGGCTATCGCCTTCGAATCTTGAGAATCCGCTCTACCTTTTCTGAATGGGTGAGTGGGTCTTCGAACTCAAGCGTGATCTTCACTAGGCGGCTTCGTTGCGCTGCGCTAAAGAGATCACCCAGGTCATCCGAGAGCACCTTAAGCAGAAGCTGCTGGAGGCTGCTTGGCTTATGCCTGCTCCCCTCCAGAGCAATGCAAGGCCTTATTGAATAACCGCGTCGAAGGCCATTGCTGTCTGTCAGTTTCAGCTGGAGCTCAGTCTGGCGCGGATCAAAATCTTCAAGGTCTTCATTCTCAAGCTCTTGGCGCTCTTTATCCTCAATATCTAGTTCCCGCAGTTCGTTCTCTTCAAGAATTTCTTGCTCGCTTGGCGTAAATGGAATGCTTCCCGACCAAAGCCACTCTGCCGAGACCCCCAGCGCCTTTGCTAAGCGGGTGACGGTCTCCCTTCTTGGCTGACCGGTGTCACCTCTAGCAATGCGGTGAACTGTTGGCTGCGGCACATGAGCGCGCCGGCTTAGCTCGGTTTCAGACCATCCTTTTTCTGACATTAGCTCTCTGAGCCGCTCCGCGAGCGTCATGGCGAAAGTCACCCCTTGTAAGACGATGAGAGATTGTATTGCGATGCCCTATTCGTTTGTGTATGTTTATCAATGCATAGATGAATAGGGTCGTGCAGGATGAATATTCCCGAAGCTTTGGCGAGGCTTGGCTCAGTTGGCCTCTCGCAAAAGGCAATTGCAAAAGCCGTTGGATCGAGCCAATCCACCATCAATAGGGCATCGCATGGTAAGGATATCCGGTTTTCCACCGGCGCTTTGATCATTGAGTTGGCCGAGAGTCTTGAGAAGACCGCAAGCTCCGCCGACCTTGAGCCCATTCTGCCGTCCGATTCCCACATCCGGCAGTGCGCTGATACCGCTGTTCAGGCATCCAGTGTCGAGGTGGCTCCGTGAGCATTTGGCCTGCGGTGTTCGGCCGAGGGGTATCTCGATGCCTGCCAAGCGGATCAGTTTCGCATGCTAAACCGCCACGGTCCGAATCATTAAACCCGGTTAAAAGCCCAGGAGCTCTCTGCTGGCGGAAGCTCTGCACAGAAATCCGGGGTGAGGCGCCCGAAAAAGGGGCACTGGCTACCCACTATTCCTATGAGCGTTCCTGCGCGGAGTCTGGTCAGGGTGACCATCGGCAGGGCCTCTTCAGGGCCTTCGTTTACATGGGCGCTTGGGATATTTCTAAACGGGTGCAGGCTGTCTGCGCTGTTCAACGAAATTCGGGAGCTTGCACTTTGAAAAAGTCTGATACGCGCGCTCGCGCCCCTTCCTCAAAGCCGCCCTGACCTGGGCTGCGCTTTTCAGAATGTGTGGAGGATAGGGATTCCCTGTCTCCAGACAGCAAAAAGCCCCGCTTTCGCGAGGCCCTTAGTCGGTAGTCGTTGCAGCGACTGCCTGGATATCAATTTGTCTTTCGAAGGACGGACTAACTATGCAACAGAAAACTCAACGCGCGCAAGTCCCCTGCGCCGTTACCACTGACCACCAGGTTTGCTTTGATCCTCTCAATGGGGATGAGTTCTTGTTCTCCGTTGTTGCCGATCGGCCGGTTGACGCTGCTCTGGCCGCCGCCGAGGACATCAGCGAGGCGGTTCACCTGATTCTTTTGAGAATGACTCGGGCGATGGACGATGCCGGCGAGCCGCTGCTCTCTCAGGAACTCAATACTCTCGCCCTGCTGGGGGCCATGTCTGGCGCATTGCTCAGAGCTTGCCGGGCCGGTGTCGCGACCCAATCCGGAAATCCTGAAAGCGTGTCGCGACACGCAGGCGGTGCAGCATGAGCGCGGTCTGGAACAAGCCCCAGTCGTCTGCACTGAAGGCTCCGATATCTCAGCTTCCGCCGCGGAGATTCGCAGCGATTAACCCGACCACGACGGTCGAAGAGGCGTTGAGCGAGGCCATCGCGCTGACGCTAAGTGTTTCTAGCATTCTCGGAGCACTGACCACCTCCGACGAAGAGCACGCGTGCTTGTATGCCCTGGAGATTGCTGCAGAGATGGCTGGCGATTTGGTTGACGCCGCGCTCGACTCCCTGCGTGAGGAGGACCAGCAATGAACTCCTCAATCACCATGCTCCGCCACGGGATCCGGGCAGAGCGCGACCTGACCTCGCGCCTCTGGACGATCCTCAACGAAATGCGGTTGCAAAGGCAGCTCCCCGAGTGGGCCGAGCGCGCCATCGATGGCACTTCGCAGCAGGCGGACGAGATCAGCACACACCGCAAGCAGGTCGACAGGATCCTGTTCGAGTTGGTCCCCGGGCTTCGCGAGGACGTTGAAAGGACTGATCGCGAGAGCGTCGTCGAGTGGAAAGCGCGCGAGCGCGAGGTGAATGGCGTACTGGGAGGTGGCCATGTCTGAACTCTCCACGACACCGGCCCTTCGTCCTCTGCTTCCTACCGACGGCGACCTGGTTGAACGGGTAGAGCTCAGCCGGCATGACATTGAGCTGTTCAATCATGCACGTGATGACATGAGGCAGCTTCGAGCTCTGCTGATGGAGTCGGTCGTTCCCGCCCTTGGTGGTCGAGGGCACCCCGTTGTGACGGAGATTCATGACCTGATCGAGCGCGTCTTCTTGCACTCCGGAAACTTCCTCTACGCCTACAACCAGCAGATCGGCGCGGCCTATCGGGAGCGTGACCTGTGAACCCTGGCAGCTTCGATACCGGTCCCGTGTTTCAGCGTGCGTCTTCAGGCGATGGAGTTCTGTTCTGGTTCATCTCCACACCGGCCGTTCAGAAGGGCGGGATTGGGATAGCCCAGATGGTCGCCCCGTTCTCGACCGAGGAAGAGGCCCAGCGCGGCGCCGATCTGCTGAACGACCGCTACCCCGGCAACCGTTGCTGGGTAGGCCGTGGCGAGTACGCGCCGGAATACGCCACCCCTGATCGTTTGGACCGCGACGCCAAGCGAGCACGCGCCGACCTCGCCGGGCTTCTGTCCGGCATTACCGGGAGGAGCGGCCATGACTGATCTGACCGGCTTCGGCGGCCAGGCCGCCACCATGACCAGCCGCGAGATCGCGGATCTTGTTGGGTCGCGTCACGACAAGGTGAAACAGTCCATCGAGCGTCTTGCTGCCACCCAGTACAACGACGATGGAAGCATTAAGCGGCAGCCAGTAATTGATCTTCCCCCAATGGGGGAATACCTCGACCCCCTGAATCGGCCGGCATCTGAGTACGTGTTCCGTGGCGAAAAGGGAAAGCGCGACAGTTATGTGGTCGTTGCGCAGCTCTGTCCTGAGTTCACCGGCCGGCTGGTGGATCGCTGGCAGGAACTGGAACAGCAGGCTTCCCGGCCACTGACCGCCGCCGAGCAACTACTGGCCAGCGTGCAACTCACAGTCGATCTGGAGCGGCGGCAGCGGCTGACCGAGCAGCAGGTGGCAGCGCTGACCGAAACCGTCGGCGACATGGACCGATCGCACCCGCTGCTCGACTCGATCCCCAACGGCATGGAGAGCATCACCGCTATCCGGCAGCGGATAGGGAAGCAGTACGGCCTTCCGCCCAGGGTGATCGACGCGGTGGTGCGCGACATGCCGCACAGCCCGCGCCCCTTCGCCATGGTGCGCAGCAAGCACGAGGAACTGAACGCGCGCCCCTACGCGGTCTGGGCAAAGGCCGAGATCAGCAGGGTGTTCGAGCGCTTCGCGCGCGGCTGCACCTTCGTGACCCAACACCGAGCCACGCACCCGGACTTCGGCGCCGGCCGGGAGCGCTTCCAGATGCGCGGCACCCCTACGCAGGAGATCGGCGAATGACCACTCAGCCGAAACCGGGCCGGATCACCACCAGCCCCAACGGCCGCCCGGTGATCGCCGGGCCCTGGCCGTCCTACCGTCAATTCCGCGACCTGCCCGAGCGTGAGCGTTGGGTGCTCTACGGCCACGCCAAGGCATGCCGCGGTGCGCTTGAAGACCAAGGGTTCCTCATGGCCGAGGGATACGACGACTTCGTGAAGCGCGTTACCGAGGAGCTCGATATATGAGACTCAAGCCAACCTTCGAAACCGATGTGTACATCAGCACCGGCGGCTATTTCGCGATCAGCCAAACGCACCTGATGGGTGAGGAGGAGGTAGTGCTTCTATCCCCCGATCAACTGCGCTCCGTGCTGGCCCATGCCCGCGTCTTGCTGCGGACTGAAAAGACTTGGTGGTCTCCGGAGGGCCGGGACTGATGGCTCGTGCTCGTAACATCAAGCCCGGGATCATGGCGAACGAGGAGTTGGCAGAGCTCAGCCACTCGCATCGCCTCCTGTTCATCTATTTGTGGATGTTGGCCGACAGGGAAGGGCGCCTGGAGGATCGACCGAAGCGCATCAAAGCAGAAGCCTTTCCCTACGATGATGGGCTCGATGTGGAAAGCATGCTGGATGATTTGGTTTCGGCTGGGTTTATCCAGCGGTATGAGCGGTGCGGAGTCAGGGCAGTTCAGGTGCTGAACTTCGCCAAGCACCAGACACCGCATAGCCGAGAGAAGGCTAGCGTCATTCCTGCTCCTGCTCCTGCTCCTGCTCCTGCTCCTGTTCTGGTTGATGGTGAGGAAGATGCTGGGGCAGACCTAGGCAGTGCAGAGGGTATACCGGGCACTGATCAAGGTGGTGCCGATGAATCTCCTAGTCCGTTAGCTGTTCGCCCTGATTCTCTGATTCTCCGATCTTCTGATTCTCTGATTTCGGAGGAAGAGCTGGCGCCGCAGGAGCAGCGCCCAACACCAGAGTCCGAGCAGCCCCCTCCAGCCGTCAGGCCTAAGCGAGGCTCCCGCTTGCCGGAGGACTGGACCCTGCCGGATGACTGGTTGGCTTGGGCGTTGGCCGAGCGTCCTGAGTTCGGTGAGGCCGGTCTGCGCAAGGTCGGTGAGAGCTTCGGTGATCACTGGCGATCCGCAACCGGGAAGAACGCGACGAAGCTCGACTGGTTCGCGACCTGGCGCAACTGGGTGCGAAACCAGCGGCCTCCGTTCGGCGCGCAGCGCGCTGGACCTCCTCCTGCTTCGCCTCATCTGGGCCTCGACCAGACCAACCACGAAGAGGGCCTGGAGCGCCAGGCCGACGGCACCTACCGAATTGCGAGACCATGACCATGACCAAAAACCAAGTGAAAACCAGGGACGAGACCTGCCCCGTTCACGGCGGCTTCGAGAGCAAGCAGCAGGAGCAGTTCGACGGCGGGTTCGTCTGGACTGGATGCGGGCGCTGCGAGTTCGAAGCTCGCCAATCATCCGACCCGGAGGTTCGCTCCAAGGCTCAGGCTGCGCGTGATGCCCGGATGGTCAACGCCGCGTTGCTGGAGAGCCAGATACCGCCGCGCTTCCGACTGGCGACCCTGGATAACTACCGCACCGACTTCGCACCGGACCAGCAGTCGCCAGTCCTGGCTCGCTGCAAGGCTTACGCAGATGACTTCGCCTCGAACTGGAAGGTTGGTCGCTCGCTGATGCTGCTGGGCACCATGGGAACCGGGAAGACACACCTTGCCTGCGCGATCATCCAGCAGGTGCTCCGCACCGAAGGTCTGGCTGGCGCGACGGCGCGCTACATCACCGCACCCGACCTGATCCTGGGCGTGAAGGACACGTTTGGGCGGAAGGGTAAGAGCGAGTCCGAGGTCTACGAGAGCCTGCACGCTCCGGACCTGTTGGTGATCGACGAGGTAGGTGCCCAGCACGGCACCGACTTCGAGCGCCAGGTGCTGTTCCAGGTTGTCAATGGTCGCTACGAGCGCCTGCTTCCGACCATCCTGATCAGCAACCTGAGCCTGGTAGATATTCGGCGATTCATCGGGGATCGCGTGATTGATCGGCTCTGCGACGCCAACGGCGAGGTGGTGCTGCTGCGCTGGAAATCCGTGCGAGGTTCGGTATGACCGGGTACCTCGAGATGCACGATATCCCGGTGATGGGCTACGAGGTACCAGAGTCGAAGCTCTACAGCCACGAAGCCGAGTATGCGGTGATCGGCGCGATGATCCAGAAGGGCGATCTGATCGAGGACATGGGCGCCAAGCTGGAGGTTTCGGACTTCCATCACCCAGCTTGCGCGGAACTGTTCGAGCTGCTGCTGGCTTGCCAGGCGAAAGGTATCGCGGTCGACATCGTGACCCTCTATGAGGCGCGGGCTCAACTGGCGGACGGGCAGAGCACCCTGCAGGTCGCCGCCCACCTGGTGAAGAACACCCCAAGCACCGCGAACGCCGATGAGTACGCCCGGATCATCAAGCAGCGGTCGGTGGCGCGCCGGGTGATCGCCGCGGCCGAGGTCATGAGCCAGCGTCTGCAGGATGGCGAACCGTTGGACGAGGTTCTGAGCCAGGGCCAGCAGGCATGGGTTGCCCTCGAGGCCGAGGGGCTCGACTCCCGGCGCCGGTACCGCTTCATCGGTGAGGTGCTGCCCGAAGCCATTGACGGCATCGACAGGCGATTCAACCGTGAGGTGAAACTGGGGTATGACACCGGCCTGCCCTCGTTGGACGCCTTCATTCCGGGCATCTGTCCCGGCCATATGGTGGTTGTGGCCGGCGAGCCGGGCAGCGGCAAGACCACGCTTGGCCTTGGGTTCGCCGAGCGGGTGGCGCTGGCGTGCAACGAGCCGGCGCTGGTGTTCAGCCTGGAGATGACCGATGTCGAGTTGGCCAACCGCGTGCTGTCATCGGTGGGCAGCGTTCCGCTCAAGCACATTGCCGAAGGCCACTCCATGGCCGATTCCGATTGGCCGGGCCTGACTGGTGCGGTGAACAAGCTCAACCATGCCCCGCTGATCCTCTGCGACGACGCCTCGCTGACACTCCGGGACATCCGCCAGATCTGCCGGACGGTGAAGCGCGAGCACGGCCTGGGGATGGTTGCCGTCGACTACATCGGTCTGGTCAAGGGCGAGCAGCGTAACGCGAGCCGCTACGACGTGGTGACCGAGATCAGCAAGGGCCTGAAGCGCCTGGCCAAGGAGCTCGGCGTACCCGTGGTGGTGCTGGCGCAGCTCAACCGTGGGCCGAAGGCGCGGGGCAACAAGCGCCCGACCAAGAGCGACCTGCGCGACTCCGGGCAGATCGAGGCCGATGCCGATGTGGTTGTGCTGGTCCACCGGGATCAGGAAAGCGACGCCGGCAAGGCCGGCATTACCGAGCTGATCGTCGACAAGAACCGGCACGGGCAGGTTGGCGTGGCGCACGTTCAGCACCAGGGTCAGTTCCATCGGTTCGTGGAGATTATCGGCGGCTATCAGCCCAGCGATGAAGAAGTCGAGATGGCCAGACCCTACAAGGGCCGGCAGTACGGTAAGGGGAGAGCGGCATGAGCAACGTACAACCGATCGCACCTCGGAAGGCCATGACCAGGCTAGAGCGCGAGTTCCTCAAGCTGGCGGGTCGGGAACTGGCGCAGGACAAGGTCGGTGGTGCTGCGGCACTGTCCGCCCTCTTGCAGATGGTCGCCAACTGGCACGGCGACCGCGGCACGCTGGGCTTCCACGATTACGGTCGGCTCTGGCTGCAGGACGGCAACGCAAAGGGCGCGGCGGTGGAAACGCTGCTGCGCGATCTGTTTGGCCTGAACGGCACGCCGAAGGGGGCTGCATGACTGGGGTCTACCGCGACGTGATGCCGGCGATCGTTCGCGTCCTGGCGGCTGATGCCATCGACAATACGGCGAAGCAGAGTTGGCAGAGGCTTATCGAGCGAAAGGTCGACAGCGGGTTTCGGGCGCTGCTTTCTGCCCAAGATCAGTTCGAGTTCGATTGCATCCTGCACGCCTTGTTGCACCGGGAGCTTTCGCCGACCGAGTGGGACGTGCTGCATGCTCGCTACTCGACGCACTTTGATCGGCGCGGCCAAGCAATCGAGCGACTGGTAGGCAGGGTGCATTCACCTGCCCCTTCTCGGTTTCTGGAGCGTGCTGTAGCGACCTGGGCCATCCCGATGATGAAGGGCAAGGACGGAAAGCGGTCAACCGCTATCCTGATGCTCCCGAAGGAGTGGTACGACATGAACAACTGGGATGAAGATGCTCGTCCGGACTCAACTCGAAATCGCTGGCGCCGGGACATTCGAAAACAGCTTGACCGTTTCGAGGAGGGGGCGCTGGTACATGTAACTGAGATACTTGATCGTGAAAAGCTGGTTGAAGTAGCGTGATCAGGTAGCTGGGAGCGGAGTGTGCTCTCTGCTCCTGGCCTCTTGCAGATACGCCAATCTTTCGGCGTGAGTATCAGGACACCAAAGTAAGGACCGCAATATGCAAAATTTCTTTCGTATGACCTTTGGGGGGCTGTCGGCGAAATACTACTTCAGACAGTTGTTCTTTGGATCGCTATTTCTAGTGGCTATGGTCTTTTTAAGTATCTCTAGCCAGAGAGGGATAAAGGTTGATCTTTTGGTGCTCTCGCTGGTTTGTACATGGCTCTACCCCTACTCTCGGTTTGTCTATGAGAGTTTCATGGGGTTTCTGCTCGGTGATAATGTCTTTTATGTGCCCGCTATCTTTCTACTGTTCGCTAAGCTAATGACGATGGCAATATGCTGGTCTTTTGCTGTTTTCATTGCACCAGTCGGGCTCCTATATCTCTATTTCCATCATCGGCGTGCCGCGAACTCGCAAGACGAAGCTTGACGTCTGTGATCGACTGAGCGTAACGTACCCACATCTGTTGATCCGTGCGCGCTAAGCCAGATCGACACCGAAACCCGGCCCTGGCGCCGGGTTTTTTATTGCGCCGCCGAGCCTGGCGCGGCATCATCACGCCCCCGCCGATGCCGTGGTTTCCACCTGGGCTATTCCTCGACAGCGGCGGGAAGCCCGGTCGGCCCCTCCCACCGGGCTTTTTCATTCGAAGGTCGAAACTCGGTAGACGGCAGTCTCACCTGCCACATCGGGCTGTAAGCAAAGTGACGGGTTACCGACCCACAAGGCCTTCACCCTTGCGATAATGACCATCTTGAAGCCGAGGGGTGGTCATATGAGAAGTCCAGATATCAAGGTTGTGAAGCTCGAGGGGGACGCGGTTCCCTGGTCTATACGCGATGCCGGCCATGAGGCCTGTTTTGTGGTTATGCATGGCCTGACGCTGAGGAGCGATTTCTTGTATTCCGAGGAAGAGGCTGAGGCAGTGGCAGACGCGGTGCACCTAGAGATCATCGAAGAGATGAGATCGATGCTGGAATCTATCCGAGGACGATAACCGATCAATGCAGGTGGAGCGCAGGATGCGCACAGAGGTAGTGGCCTCAGCCACCTGCTCCAGTTCAGGGGCGCGCCATTTAGGCGGTTTTGTTTCAAAGGGGCTGGCTATCTATCCTGATAGGTGACGCAGTTCCGTTTTTATGGATTGGCCGGAATTGACGGGTTGTCCATGCTGCGACAAATTGCCATCATCGGGTTGCCAACACTTCAAGCCGCCGGTTTGCGGTCCCCATCTCCTTCTAGCGGCTTGATTTGAAAGCACTCCTTTTGCCCCCCCGGCTTCGGCCGGGTTTTAACCTTTGGCGAGTAGTCAGAAGTAGAGCGTCTGGGAGGTAGCGTGAGCAGCTATTGGATTGCTGAGGCTGAGATAATCTCCATAGATGGAAGCTACCCAATCTATGCCGTCATGCGCGGGACGATGATGGTGAGCAAGGTTGTGTACTCGGTTCCAGACGCTGAAGCGTTGCTGCACAACATTCGTCGGGCTCACAAGTTCAAACACCGTAAAATCGCTCGGAGCATCGGTCAAAATATTCCTGAAACTCCTCATGCCCGGACCTGATTGGATTCGGGGGCGTACCGAGTCATAAAGAGCCCAGCCATCGTGCTGGGCTTTTTCGTTTCTGCAGGTGGCGCACTGCGCTGCGGGGCGCGCGGCCCCCTTGAAAGGCCGTACCTGCTCCATTCCAGGCTCAGCCTTCGTGCTGGGCTTTTTCATTTCCGCCCCGCCGAGGGGATATCGAGACTATGAAGATGCCAGAGAAGGACCCGTCATTCTGGGCCACGGTGCTGCTCGCGCTGCGCGAGCAAGGGCTGGCGATGGGGCTCGCCTTCATCCTTACCTGGCTCCGTACCCAGTACGAGGGGAAGGAGCCGAGCATTGTTCGGCAACTGATCGAAGCCGCTCTTGGCGCGATGCTGGTCATGGTTGTCGGTCTCACCGCCAAGGAGTTTGGCTGGAGCCCTGCCTGGCAGTTTTTTGCCGCCGGCTTCGTTGGCGTCCTCGGGGTAAGCACCGTGCAAAAGCTGGGCGCGCGCTGGGCGGAAAGGAAGGTGGGCTGATGAAGATCACCGACGATCAACTCGACCGCGCTACCGGCTGCGGCGCCGCTACTGCATCGACCTGGGTCGAGCACATCAACGGCGCCATGGCTCGGTTCGAGATCAACACGGCTGAGCGGGTGGCGATGTTCCTGGCTCAGGTCGGGCACGAAAGCCAGAGCCTCAAGCGTCTGGTCGAGAATCTGAACTACTCCGCTGAAGGCCTGCTCAAGACATGGCCGAAGCGGTTCACGCCAGCCGAGGCGAAGCAGTACGCACGACAGCCCGAGCGCGTCGCGAACCGCGTCTACGCAAACCGCATGGGCAACGGGTCGCCGGATACGGGCGATGGGTATCGATACCGTGGCCGTGGCCTGATCATGATCACCGGACACGACAACTACGCCGAAGCTGCACGCGCCCTGGCGCTGCCGCTGGTGGCGCAACCGGAACTGCTGGAGCATCGGACCTGGGCAGCAATCGCCGCGGGGTGGTGGTGGAAGTCGCGGGGTTTAAACGACCTGGCTGACCAAGGCCGATTCGAGCGGATCACTCTGAAGATCAACGGCGGCTGCAACGGTGCTGAGGATCGAGTGGCGCGTCTCGAATGGGCGCGCGCAGCGCTGGCGGGTGCGTGATGAGGTGGGTTCCATGGTTGATCGTCGCGCTTGTTGCGATGGGGATGATGTGGCGGATGGATCGCTTGAGCCTGCAAGTGACCGCAGAGCGGGAGCGTGCTGACGTTGCGGCGCAGGAGCGTGACCGCAATCAGCAGATGATCGATCTGCAGGCCGGCGTTCTCGCTGAACAGCAACGCCAGCTCGGCCGCGTCGCCGAGATCGAACGGCAAACCCGCCAACTCGGCCAAGCCCTGGAGGTCCAGGGCGCGCGCCATGCTGCGGCGTTACGGGAGTTGAAAGAGAATGACCAGGCTGTTCGCGACTGGCTGCGTGCTGGCATCCCTGCTGGCCTTGGCCGGATGTACGCCCGCCCCGAAACCACTGACCCCAGCGCCTACCGCGCAGCAGGCCAAGTGCCCGCTGACGCCGTGTCGGCTCCCAGGCCGCCCGCCGCTGGCGATCGGTGAGGATGCAACCGCGGCGATCGATGCCGTTGAGGCTGCATTGACAGCGTGCGCTGTGCAGGTGCTGGACTGCATAGAGCGACAGGAGTGATCCATGCCGAGACGACCAGCTCGGATATGCAGTGAGGTTGGCTGCGGAAAGCCTTCTGTTACCGGCAGCTTCTATTGCGCGATGCACAAGAGGGCTGCTGACGAGCGCCGCGCAGCATCAGCCAGGCAGGCCCACAAGAAGTACAACGCACGCCGTGACGATAGCGATGCCTTCTACAAGACAGAGCGTTGGCGTCGTCTAAGCATCTACTACCGCAAGCTCCATCCACTCTGCGAGGAATGCGAGGGCAGAGGGCTGATCGTCGAGAGCCGAATGGTCGACCACATCAAGGCAGTCAAGAGTCATCCGGAGCTGGCGCTCTCATGGGACAACCTGCGAGCCCTGTGCTGGACCTGCCATAACCAGATCGGCGAGAAGGTCGGATTGGTGGGTTCTGGTGCGCCTGAACAATCGAATGAATAATGCACCAAAGTGGTGCAGAAAAGCACCGGGAGGGGGGGATCGAAAGTCTGGAACTTTCGAGCCCCGAACGACGGGGGGAGCCAAATTTTCGCACCGTCAAAATTCTATTTTGAAAATGTGAGGCTCGATTTATGGGGCGGAAGAGCACGCCTCCGCACCTCAAGGTTCTGGCAGGCACTGATCGCCCGGATCGCGATGTGCCGGATGCACCAGAGTTCGATCTGATCCAAGAATTCCCAGAGCCACCGATGCACCTGAATCGAGACGGCGCCGAAATGTGGAACCAGCTTGGACCTCAGTTGGTTGCCGCGAAGGTTCTGCAGGTCGTCGACCTGTACTCGCTAGAGCAGCTTTGCTTCGCCTGGCAGTGTTTCCGCAAGAAGGCGCGTGCCGATATGGAGGCGACCGCCGCCGAGCAGACCGCTCTCAAGGCGCTGTTTTCTGAGTTCGGAATGACTCCGGCCAGTCGCCGCAAGGTTTCGTCTGCCGGCGAGAAGCAGGCCGGCAATCCATTTGCGAAGAATGGGAGGCGCGGTGCGTGATTACGTCAAAATCGCCCTCGACTATGCCAAAGCAGCAATCGCCGATAAGAGTCGTAAGAAGCATGGTCTGCTGATACGTCAGGCTGCAAAGCGGTTTGTCGACGATCTGAAGCGGGCGAAAAAGAAGTCTTGTCCGTTCTTCTTCGATGAGTGGCACGCCAACGATGCATGCGACTTCATCGAGAAGCTGCCACACGTCGAGGGGAAGTGGGATACGCCTACGATCGTTATGCACCCTTCGCACGTCTTCTTTGTCGTGCAGCTCTTCGGGTTCCGCAAGCGCGAGTGGATTCAGGTAGATGGCTGGTCCGACGACGGCCAGTTCTACCCGCGCCGATTCACATCGGCCCTGTTCGCGGTGGCCAGGAAGAACGCCAAGAGCACCTTGTCTTCAAGCATTCTGCTGTACTGCGAATGCTGCGAGCCGGAGGAGGGCGCTCAGGTAATCAGCGCGGCGACGACGTTTCCTCAAGCTAGCATCATCTTCAATGTTGCAAAGCGCATGGTTGAAAAGACCCCAGCGCTGCGCGAGGCCTTCGGCCTGGAGACATGGGCTAAGGCGATCACCCGTTTCGAGACGGGCGCCACCTTCAAGCCGATTCACGCGAAGGCCAGCACGCAGGACGGTCTTAACCCGTCGCACGTAGGGCTCGACGAGATCCATGCCCACAAGAGCGCGGACCTGCTGAACGTCCTTACCTCCGCCGCTGGAGCCCGCGGTAACCCGCTTTGGCTGTACACAACCACCGAGGGTTATACCAACCCTGGCCCCTGGGGTGAGATGCGGCAGTTCGCAAAGCGCCTGCTGGCGGGAGTATTCGGTACCACCGCAGATCATTTCCTGGTTGTTTTCTACGCCGTAGACGAGGAGAACAAGACCCTCAAGATCAAGGCTGATGACGAGTTCGACGAGCGGGTCTGGATCAAAGCTAACCCGCTTATGGATGCCAACAAGCACCTGCTCTCCGCTATCCGCAAGGAGGCTGTCGAAGCGAAGCAGATGCCGTCGAAACTAGCGGAGTTCCGCATTAAGCGGCTAAACCGGCCGGCCTCGACAGCAACCGGTTGGGTTGACTTATCCAAGTGGAACAAGTGCTCCGGCAATGTCGATCTCGACTGGCTTGAGCAGTATCCGTGCTGGGGCGGTCTCGACTTGGCCAGCACCACCGACCTGACCTGCTTCCGCTTGGTGTGGTTGGTCGACGGTGTGCTGTACACCCATGGCTGGCGATGGGCGCCAGAAAGCTCTGTGGCCTTTCGCACTGAGCGCGGAACCGTGCCATATGCGGCCTGGGTTGAGATGGGCTTGTTAAAGCAAACAGAGGGCGATGTTACTGATTACGCGGTAATCGAGGAGGACATTCTTGCTGCGGTCGAGCGCTTTGGCGTGAGGCTTATTGCGTATGACCGCTGGAACGCCTCCGATCTGGTTAACCGCTTGGTGGCGAAGGAAGTTCCTCTGCTGGAGTTCATCCAGGGAACGAAGTCTTATCACCCGACGATGCAAGCCCTCGAGGTTGCCTACATCAGCGGCAATCTCGCCCATGGTGGCGACCCGCTTTTGGCGTGGTGCGCCTCAAACGTGATTCCGCGGTACGACGGGAACATGAGCACGGCGCCCGATAAGAAGAAGTCGCCGGACAAAATTGACGATATGACCGCGCTTCTGATGGCGATCGGGGCATCGAAGGCTGAGGCCGACGATCCTGCTGATCTGGACGACTTTACTTCCAACCCGATCATGGTAGGCCTCTGATGGGCAACAAAAAGAAACCAGGGCGGATAAAATCCGCCCTTCTGGATTGGCTCGGTGTTCCGATCAGTCTCACCGACGGGGCATTCTGGCAGGAATGGTTCGGCACCTCCGCCAGCGGAAAGCACGTCACGGTTGACAAGGCTCTGCAGCTATCGACGGTCTGGGCATGTGTTCGCTTGCTATCCGAGTCGGTATCTACCCTTCCGCTGAAGCTTTACCGGCGTTTGCCAGATGGCTCGCGCGAGCCTGCAAAGGACCATCCTTTGTTCCGGCTGCTATGCCGATCGCCGAATGCTGAGATGACCCCGCAACGCTTCATGTTGATGGTGGTGGCGAGCATTTGCCTGCGCGGCAACGCTTTTGTCGAGAAGAAGATGGTCGGAAGCCGTGTCATTGCACTGGTTCCCCTATTGCCACAATGCATGAGGGTTAAGCGCGAGGACAACGGAAGACTGAGGTACACCTACACCGAGAACGGTGTGGAGAGGGATATTCCCGAGAGAAATCTGATGCACATCCGCGGTTTCGGACTGGATGGTGTGTGCGGCATGCTTCCGGTGACTATGGGGCGCGACATCTTTGGCTCGGCGATGTCGGCCGAAGAGGCTGCTGCAAAAGTTTTTGCTCAGGGCATGCAGGCCTCCGGGATTCTCAGCGGCGATACGGTTCTAACGCCTAAGCAGCGCGAAGACCTGCGCAATAGCCTTTCTGCCTTTATGGGGTCGCAGAATGCCGGCAAGATCATGGTTGCCGAGGCTGGTCTGAAATACCAGGGAATCACAATGAATCCCGAAGCGGCACAAATGCTTGAGTCGCGGTCTTTCAACGTTGAGGAGATGTGCCGCTGGTTCCGGGTGCCTCCATTCATGGTCGGTCATATGGATAAGCAGTCGAGCTGGGCCAGTTCGGTCGAGGCTCAGAATCTGCACTTTCTGACCAACAGTCTTCGCCCTTTGCTGGTGAATATTGAGCAGGAAATAACGCGCTGCCTGATCGGTGAAGCTGATGCAGAGGAGTTCTTCGCGGAGTTCGCCGTCGAAGGCCTGTTGCGCGCTGACAGTGCCGGCCGTGCGGCCTGGTACAACACCGCACTCCAGAACGGCTGGATGAGCCGTAACGAGGTCCGTCGCCTGGAAAACCTGCCACCAATCGAGGGCGGGAATGTCTTCACCGTGCAGTCCGCGCTGGTTCCGCTGGAGCAGTTGGGAGCCACTGCGGGTGGTGTGTCGCCCGCAGCGACGGCCTACATGCTTCGCCTGGTCGCGGCCAATGAGAGCGGCGACAAGGCCGCCATGCGCCAGGCTATCGACCTCGCTGTCGAGGCACTGGAAACCGGCAACCCGGCTGGTCCGATGATGGCGCACGCGCTGATTTCACTTCCTCGCTTGAACCAGGCCGCCTGAGCCGACTGGAGAGACCATGACTATCAAATCGCTTCCGACGGCGCCGGCGGCTCGACCGCGCGCGGACGTTTCCTGCGACCTGATGCCCAAGGCGCTGGAGCGCTGGAACCCCGCCATTCGCGCTGCGGTGGAGGAAGAGAACAGCATCAGCATCTTCGACCCGATCGGGTACGACTGGTGGACTGGCGAGGGCGTCACGGCCAAGCGCATCAGCGCCGCGTTGCGAGCCATGAAGGATGCCGACGTGGTGGTGAACATCAACAGCCCTGGCGGAGATGTCTTCGAGGGGCTGGCGATCTACAACCTGCTGCGCGAGCACAAGGGCAAGGTCACCGTACGCGTGCTCGGCCTGGCAGCTTCCGCAGCGTCGTTCATTGCCATGGCGGCCGATGAGGTGAAGATCGCCCGCGCCGGCTTCCTGATGATCCACAACGCCTGGACGATCGCCGCGGGTGACCGCAACGAGTTCAAGGAGGTGGCCAGCTTCCTGGAGCAGATCGACGGAACCCTGGCCGACATCTACTCGGTGCGCACCGGCGACCCGGTCGAGGACATGCAGGCGCTGATGGATGTCGAGACCTGGATGGGCGGATCGGATGCCATTGAGCGTGGATTCGCTGACAGCCTGCTGGAGTCAGACGCCACCAAGGACGACGCCAACGCGCTGGCGGCACCGATGATCGCCGCCCGCCGACTCGACCAGATCCTGGCGAAGCAGGGCATTCCGCGCTCTGAGCGCCGCTCGCTGATTCAAGAACTCAAGACCGGTACGCCTCGCGCTACCGGCCCCGGTAAGCCCTGCGCTGCCGATACCACGGCCGATCTGGCCGCCCCCATCGCCGAGCTTCAAGCCGCCCTGGCGCGGTTCTCGGCAGCAGCTTCCAAGTAACCGGAGAGAGAAAATGTCCGAAAATACCGCTGACCTGCTCAAGCAGGTATCCGCTGAGCTGGAGAAGGCCTCCAGCGACTTCAGCAAGAAAGCCGAGGCCGCCCTGGACGAAGCCAAGAAGGCCGGCAGCCTGTCCAGCGAAACCAAGGCCGCCGTCGACGAACTGGCGACCAAGTTCAACAGCCTGACCGAGGCCGAGAAGCAGCTGAAGGCCAAGCTCGGCGAGTTGGAGCAGGAGTTCGCCCGCTCGCCCACCAATGGCGCGCCCGCCGCCCGCGATACCGTCGGCGGCATCGTGATCAAGAGCGAGGCGCTGAAGCAGTTCGCCGCGAGCGTGGAGGGCGGAAAGCGCGTCAGCATTCCCGTTCAGAACGCTCTGATCAGCACCGACATCCCCACCGGCGTGGTTGAGCCGCAGCGCCTTCCTGGCATCGACGTGATGCCGAAACAGCGCCTGTTCATTCGCGACCTGATCGCTCCGGGGCGCACCACTTCGCCGGCGATCTTCTGGGTTCAACAGACCGGCTTCACCAACGCCGCCGCAGTCGTGCCGGAAAACACCGCGAAGCCGTACAGCAGCATCACGTTCGGCACCAAGATCACCCCGGTGACCACCATCGCGCACATGTTCAAGGCGTCCAAGCAGATCCTGGATGACTTCGCTCAACTGCAGTCGACCGTGGACACCGAGATGCGCTTCGGCCTGAAGTACGTCGAAGAGCAGGAGATCCTGTTCGGCGATGGCACCGGCGCGCACCTCGACGGCATCGTGCCGCAAGCCTCTGCGTTCAGCGCCGCCTTCGCGGTCGAGCAGCAGAACGGTATCGATGACCTGCGCCTGGCGATGCTGCAGGCCCAGCTGGCGCGCCTGCCGGCATCCGGCCACGTTCTGCACTTCATCGACTGGGCGAAGATCGAGCTGACCAAGGACACCCTGGGCCGCTACATCCTCGCGAACCCGCTGGGCCTGGCCGGCCCGCTGCTGTGGGGCCTGCCGGTGGTTGCCACTGAAATCGCCGCGTTCCAGGGCAAGTTCCTGACTGGTGCGTTCCAGACCGGCGCGCAGATCTTCGATCGCGAAGACGCCAACGTGGTGATCTCCACCGAGAACGCCGACGACTTCGAGAAGAACATGATCTCGATCCGTTGCGAAGAGCGCCTGGCGCTGGCCGTGAAGCGCCCCGAGGCGTTCATCTACGGCACCTTCACCCCGCCGGCTCCGTAACCACTAGCCGGGCCGCCTCCCATGGCGGCCCTTTGGAGGCATAACGATGGAACTGAAAGCACTACGCCCCATCCTGGTGGACGGGGTGGGAACCGTGGTCGAAGGTGCGACCTTCGATACCAACGACCAGCACGCCCGGCAACTGATCGGCAAGGGCTATGCCGTTGAGCCTGGTGAGGAAGGTGCCGGCGAGCCCCCGCAGCAGCGCCGTCGCAACTCCAGCAAGAAGGAGTAACCCATGGACCTCCGAGCAATCCAGCCCATCTATCGAGGTGGCCGCTTGGTCCAACCGGGCGAGCCGTTCGAGACCACCGCGGAAGACGGCAAGGCGCTGATCCAAGAAGGCAAGGCGCGCGAACCGGTCGCCCGGAAGGCGGCCGCCAAACAGGTGAAGGCCGACCAGCAGGCCGAGAAGTAGGAGCCATCCCATGCCAGTTCCAACGACAGTTCCGGACCTGGATGCCCTGAAGCGGCACCTGCGCATCAGGCACACCCAGGACGACCAGGACCTGGAGGAAAAGCTGGCGGCGGCGATCGACCAGGCGGCACAGTTCCTCAACCGGCCGATCCCCTGGCCGGTTGATCCTGCTGCTGACCCTGTCGTCCAGGCTCCGGTACCGGCCAGCGTGCGCGCTGCCATCCTCATCCAGGCGGCGGAGCTGTACGCCAACCGCGAATCCTCGGTGGTGGGCACCATCTACACGGTGATTGCCACCGCCCGGAACCTGCTCAACCCCTACCGGGTCGGGATGGGGGTCTGAATGCGCAGCGGAAACCTCGACACGCCCGCCGACCTTCTGATGCTGTCTGCTGACCTCTTGCCGTTCAGGCTCGACTGGATCTGGTGCGGCATCCAGACCAAGGAGACCGCGGAGCCGCCGTTCCCGTCCGGCCTGCGCAGTCCGGCGAAGATCGCAATCAGGGCCTGGTGGGATGCGCGCATTCAGCAGGGACGCTACCTGTCCGCCGATGGCCGCCTGTTCCACATCGACAGTGCCCGCGACTTCACCGGCCGCCGGGCCGAGCTGGCGATCACCGCGACCGAGCTGATCGGCGAGCAGGGAGAATACCGTCCCGATGGGGCGCCGCCGCGCGCGTGCCGGGTGTTTCTGAACTACGATGCGCCCTGGCTGGACGAGAACGGCCAGGCGACGGCCTACAGGATCCGCGCCGAGGTTGCGCTGATCGAGACGGGGAGGGTGCAGGTGGGCGATCTGCTTGAGGTGGATCGAGTGTGCTACTACGTCGTCGACTACGCCGACGGCACCGACGACGGCATTGTCCGCGGGATCTGGCTGGAGCGTGTGCAATGAGGGCACCGATCAGGCTGGTCGGCGTCGAGCAGGCGCAAGCGCGCCTCCTGGAAGCCGGCCGGCGCGTTGATCCAGTGATGCGCGGCGCGCTGAATACCACGGCGACGCAGACGAGGAAGCAGCGCTACAACGAGCCGATGCGGCCTGCGTTCACCAGCGCCTTCACCAACCGGCGGATCGTGATCAAGCGCGCGAGGGCGGGCCGGATGAACGCGAGGCTTATTCCGTCGTCGTCTGGCGTCAGCGTCACGGCATACCGGCGCTGGATCTTCGAGCCTATCAACTCGACGCGGGCGAGGATTTATGTCGTCGGCCCGAACGGTCGGAAAGTTGCCGCAGGCTTCGTCAACCCATCGGGGCGGCTGCAGCGGCCGTTGTCTACCCGCAGTCAGCGGGCCAGGACGGCGCGTGGGCGTTCGCCCAATGTCACCAGTTACACCTATCGGCGCGCCCTGCAGGAAGCACAAGGCCCGTCGGTGGCGTACTGGTTCAGGCTGCTGACTACGGCGAAGACCATCCGCTGGACCAATGCGTTTCTGCGCCAAGAGTTCGAGCGGCGCATCCGCCGCGAGCTCGAAAAGGCCGTCTGAGGAAAACCAACCATGCGAACGAAAGCGAGCCAGGTCACACGCGACCTGCGGGCCCGCCTGGGCGAGATTCGCCCGATAAACGGCTACCTGACGGACCTGCGGGCAGTTTACGGGCCGACAGATCGAGTGCCCGACAAAGCCAGCGGGCCTTACGCCCTTGTGCGAGTCGCGAGCGACGCGCGAACCGGAACGGCGGTACGCCAGGCGACCAGGCTCCGCACGTTCGAGGTCGAGGTTGTATTCCCGCGATCGGCGGAGGAGCACGAACTCGATGACGTCCACGTCGACATTCTGCGCGCCCTTGGCTTCGGAGAAGACCAGCCGGAGCGCAAGTTCCCTGGGCTTGTGGAGGATATCGACGAGGCGGTGGCGCAGTTTGCCGAGTCCGGTCGCAACTTCCACACCCTGACCGCAACCATCGGCGTGATCTACGTCGAAACCTACAACTGATCGGCCAGGCCGAGGAGAAAACGATGCTCTACACCCAACTGTTCCGCGGCCCGACGTCGGTCGCACCGTATCCGTCGTCTGTGTACGAGGAGCTGTTCAAGCTGCAAACGACCAGCGCCGAGCCTGAGTCGACCGAGATCACTATCCCCGACCCGACGCGCCTCGGCCTGCCTGAGCTCGACGGCGTAACGTCCATCACGGCGATCAACATCACCGGCGAGGCCGTCAACTTTTCCCCGCGCGCCGCTGCGGTGATCCTCTACGGCTCTGTTGAGCGTGTGCCATCGGGGACCGTCTCCGAAGAGGTACATGACGCCTATGTCGATCGCATCATCCGCCTTGCGCACATTCCCCTCGAGGTCAGCAGCGTCACCGGAGTCGGTGGCACGCCGACCTATGTGCGCGGCGTTGACTACGCCGTCACCCCCGGCGGCATTCGGCCTCTGCCGGGCGGCGCGCTGGCCGACGCAATCAACGCGACCACTGCTCCGCCGGATGGCGGGTTGAAGCGTTTGCCGATCGAGGCCAGCTACACCTACCCGACTGTCGACCTGGTGAAGCCGTTCACTACCGGCCGCAAGTTCTACCGGGTGATGTTCGAGCAGACCAACGAAGCCGGCGATGGTGAGAAGCGTCGGATCAACTGCTTCTATGCGCGGATCAGTCTGAATGGCGGCCTACCGCTGAACCAGGGCGCCGAGTTCGGCGTGATCCCGGTACAGATCCGCCTTCTGGCCGACCCGAACATCTACGACGTCGGCGAGGCCGCGATCTGGACTTGGGAAATCCAGAACACCGACGCGGCCTGATGGCCGTAGATCAACCGGCCCGCCCTGATGGCGGGCCTTTTCATTTGGGTGGCCCATGTCTGACCTCGGAATTCTGTTTCCCGAACCTGAAACCATCTACGTCAACGGAGCGCCGGTGATCGTGCGGCACGTCCGCCTCGCCGACTTCGAGTTGTTCGGGATATCGCCAGTGACCTTCTCAAGGTTCTGAGCGATGGCACCGTTCCCGCCATCCTGCAGTTCGGCAAGACCGGTTCGGCCAAGCTGCGGAAGATCCTGCGCAGGACCACGAACCTCAGCCGCTGGCGCGTTTGGCGCCTACCGGTCGACGTGGCGATGCAGATCGTCATGCAAGTGATACGGGTCAACGCCGCTTTTTTCGCCCGCGCCCAGCAAGCGGCAGTGACGACGCTGGTAACGCTGGTTGGGCAGCAGCAGTAACCAGCCTGGTTCGCGCGGGCTTCAGTCTCGACGAGGTTTCGCGCATGACGCTTCAACAGATCGAGGTGTTCCTCGAGCAGGTCGGCAAACAGGTCAAGCAAGACCGGCGCGACCACCTGCTGCTTCGCCGCGCGGCACGCGCGCCCCTGAAGGGGTTTAAACAGTTCCTGCAGGAGTTCGATCATGGCCGGTAGAGTGACCACGCAACTGATCGTCGAGGGGGTGAACCGCACCCGGCAGATGTTCAACGAGGTGAACCGCGACCTCAACGTGACGAACAAGGCGTTGGCCGCAAGCGGCAAGCTGCTCGCAGGCTATCTCACGTTCAGCGCGCTGGCCGCCGGGGTGAAGGCGGTAGCGAACACCGCCGACGCTTACCAGGCAATGAACGCCCGCCTGCGGCTGGCAACCGGATCCCAGGAAGAGTTCAACACCGCCCTCGAGGAGTTGCAGCGCATCGCCTACAACACCGGCCAGCCGGTTGAGGCGCTGATTACGCTGTACGGGCGGATCAGTCGCCCGCTCAAGGAAGCGGGCCGCACCCAGCAGGATATCCTCAAGGTCACCGAGGCTGTGTCGGCGTCGTTCCGCGTGTCGGGCGCCTCTGCGGTCGAGGCCGAGAACGGGGTGATCCAGTTCGGCCAGGCGCTGGGGGCTGGCGCGCTGCGCGGGGACGAGTTCAACAGCGTGGCCGAACAGGCGCCACGCCTGATGCAGGCTCTGGCCGACGGCATCGGTGTGCCGACCTCGGCACTTAAGGCGCTGGCGGCGGAGGGCAAGCTGACGGCGGCAGTGGTCACCGACGCGCTGATCGGGCAGTTGCCCAAGCTGCAGAGCGAACTCGCCTCGTTTGGTGACTCCGTCTCGAAGGAATGGACGGCGATCGAAGACACCATCCGCCGCGGCGTCGGCCAGGCGGACACCGGCCCGCTTATCGAGTCGCTGAAGGAACTGAAGGAGGTACTTGCCGACCCGACGATCCAGGGCAACCTGACCACGCTGGCCAGCGCCCTGGTTCGCCTGGCCGCCGCAGCGGCTCAAGGTGGCTCGCTGTTCTCCGGCTTCGGAGAGGATCTGGGCTACCTGGCTGCACGGGTGACCGGGAACGTCACTGAGCTCGACAGGGTGAACAAGGAGATCCAGAAGTTGCAGGCCGCCGACGACGGCTTCGGCGTGGTCGACTTGTTCATGTCTGACGCGCAGATCAGCGAGCGCCTGGCAGCGTTCAAGAAGTACCGCGAGCAGTTGCTGGAAGAACAGACCGGCATGACGGCGGAGGCGCGCAAGGCGGCCGAGGAAGCCGCCGCCCAGGTCAAGGCGGTCGACGACGCACGGCAGCAAGCTGCGCTCTCGTCGGAGCGTGCGTACTCCGAAGCGCTGCGCCAAGTGCGTGACGGCCGGCTGAAGGCGGTGCAGGACTCTCTCAAGAAGCAGGAGGCGGCCGAGAAAGGCGCGCTGGCAGCGGTTGAGAAAGTGCGGAAGGACCGCCTGGCTATCGAGAAGCGCTACAGCGAAGCGATTGCCGGGCTACAAGCCGGCGTCGGCGGCGACCCGAGCTATGCATCTGCGCAGACCCTCAAGCAGTCCGCCGCCCAGGCGCTGCGCAAGGGCGATGCCGAGACGGCACAGGCGCAGGCGCAGAAGGCGCTCGAAATGCTCCAGCAACTGCAGGCGGCCGGAGAGAACACATACGGGTTCACCGGCTTCGCTAAGGAGCTCCAGGCCATCGAACTCGCCGCGAACGATCTGCAGCAGTCGCAGGCAGACGCGAAGCTCGACAGCATCCGCGCGCGGATCGCGGAGCTCTCCGATGCGGCCACCGCGCTCCAGGGCATCGAGATCTCGTTCAACCTCCCGCCGGAGGAGATCGAGGCGATCAAGGCACAGTTGCAGGCGCTGTCTGAAACGCCTGTCCTGATCCCTGTTCAACTGGTGCCCACCGGCGAAATGTCCGCCGTGAGCGGCACCACGCCACCGGTCAGTTTCCCCGGCTACGCGACCGGCACCAACAGCGCGGCGCCGGGCATTGCATGGGTCGGCGAGCGAGGTCCGGAACTGGTTGCGTTCGGTGGCGCGGAGAAGGTGTTCCCGAACAGCGTCTCGGCGCTTGCCAGCCGCCTGGCCGGGATACGCGGTCTCGACGGGCTGTCGCCGGCCGCCGCCGAGGTCGCGACAGCGGCGCCGAGCTCAGGGCAACTCCCCAACCTGGGGCGGATCGATCTGTCGTTCGGCGGCTCGACTGTCTCGGTCTTCGGGGATCAGCGATCGGTAAACGACATTCTGCGGCTGCAGGCGCTCAAGCGAGGCCGCACCGCACGTCCGTAGGAGAACGGCATGGATTACCCGGTTATTACGCTCGGCGGAGTACCCATCCCGCCAGAAGCCGGCGCGCCGGATCAGTCGATGGAGCCCTTGTTCGGTGCGACGGTCGTCAGGATGAGCGACGGTGCTGGCGTGAAGTTGACCCACTGGGACGGCAAGCTCTCCGGCACGTTGACCGGCTCGGGCCTTGTACCGGTCGGGCTCGACGCGCTCGACTACCGATCATCACTGGAGATGCAAGCGATCCAGCCGATCAGCATCGCCCAGGACTCTCCGGCGTTCACGCTGCCCAAGGCGCCGCGCACGGACAAGGAGCCGTGGGCGCTGGCGCTGGTTGAGGGGCGCTGGGTGCCGACGCCATGCGTGCGTGCAGGCCTGGTCGTGACCGTTACAGAGCGTCCGGCAGCGACGCTCTACATGGTCCAGTTCATGCCTCGCTTCAACGTGTTCGCGGACCCGCCGTCGACCTCGATGAACGCCGCGCACGGATGGACCCTGAACTGGCAGGAGGTTTGACATGCTGCTGAACGGCATGCCGTTGAACGCCGGCCCGCTGAACGGATTCGGCACGGCCGGCGGCGGAGATGGCCCTGTCGAGATCAAGCCTGGTCAGGCGTTTGCCTGGCGCCTGCGCCTACTCGTCGACGATGAGGATTGGACGGCAAGCCTCGTTGGGGCTGTTGAAGTCGACCGCGAGGAAGGCGCCTCTGGCACCGCTACGTTCACGCTGTACCTCGGCACTGACCCGGTTTCGCCAACGTCGTGGGTGGGGCGGGCGGTCACGATCCGCTACCTTTCCACTGCCGAGGGCGTGACCGCAGACGTGGTGAGATTCACCGGCCGCATCGCGGATCCGACGTTCGACGCTGTAGGGCGGACGCTGACTGCGCGGTGCTCCGATCAGTTGCAGCAGCGCATCGAAGCGATGGAGATCGCGCAGATCGATGCGCTGGTCGGCGGTCAGTGGTCATCCGATGTGTTCGAGCCTGTTGATGGGCGATCGCGCTGGGACTACGCGCAAGAGCGGTTGACGACCGTGGCCGCGGCCCTGGATTGCGCGCCTACCGGCGAACTGCGTGTGTCCAGTCTGTTCTCGCAGCCTCCGGCGTTCGAGTTCGGCGCCGGGTCCACCGTCTACAACTCGGTTGAGGTCAGCCTCGGTGACCTGAGCTCGCAGACGAACAGGATCGAGATCGAGTGCGACTACCGATTCAGCCGGCTCTGGCAGCTCAACTCCTCGTATGGTTGGCAGCACCCCGGCACGGGGAACGCGGTCGGCGAGGCAGGGTTTTGCAACTGGCGCGGCGACGACACCGAGTTACCGGATGTCGAGATGATCACATCGGCGACCGAAAGCAGCGGCCAGACGTTGTTCTATGCAACTTGGTATCCGCTGCCACCCACTGGGGTCTACTGCAATCCGCCGGCGGCATGGGTCAACAACTTCACCGAATTGCTGCTCGGCGGAAATTGGATTGCTGGCCGGCGATGGGTGCAGTCCGTAACCGAGCGCTACCGGCTGGTCATGGAAGTTCAGCCGAGCGTGGCGGCGACCGGCCCGATTGTCGGTCGGCAGCGTGCCTCGTTCGAGATCGAGTCGGACAGGGCCGAGCGCTGGGAAAGCGAGCCGATCACCGGTGGCAGCACCGGCCACGACGACGAGAAGGATGGCAGCCGGCGTTTGTCCGCGCTGAACTGCTTGTTGGCCCAGGGAGCAACGACGCTTACTGCTGCGCACCGTGGCACGACCGTGACCTGGGATGTTCCGACATCCATGGTCTTGCCGATCGATCTGGTGCATACGCTCCGCCTCGATGATCAGGGCGCGCGTGCGGTGGGCAAGTGTCGGCGCATTGTCGACCGGCTTGACCTCGCATCCGGAAGCGCCCTGACCACGATCTCTATCGCGGTGATGCGAGGCGGCGCTGGCGCAGCAGATCCCCTTGTTCCGCCGGCTGGCTCGTCCGACCCCGCCAGCCCACCGTCGGGCGGTGGCCAACTTACGACGCAGCTCGGAGGTCGCAACGGAAGTCCGGCGTATGACGATGAGGCGGATGGTTTCTCGGGCAACTGGAGCAATCGCGATCCCGGCGCCGAACTGTTCCCGCGGCGCTTCTCGTTGACTGCAAACGATATTCCGGAGACCTACCGGAACGAACATGCGCCGGAGATCGCAGCCACTTACCGGGTAGCTGTACCTGATGACGTACTGGAGATGTAGCGATGGCGAGAGCCTGGATCAACAACTGGAAGACGACGCTGAGCGTAGGGCTGTCGCCTGGCGCGTTGAGCCTGACGGTGCCGGATGCCGCCGCCGCGCTCCTGCCTCTCTCCGGCGGTAGCTGGGTGCTGTTGACGCTGGCGGATGACGCTGGCGCGCAGCATGAAATCGTGAAAGCAACCGCGCGTGCCGGCGGGGTGGTGACGATCGATCGCGCCCAGGAAGGAACCTCCGACGGCAACTGGCCGGCGGGAACGGCGATCTATGCAGCCGTCACGGCCGGCGACCTCATGACGCTCCAGGCGCGCATCCAGGCTCTGGAGTCCGGGGCGTCTGGCGGCACCCTTGTCGACGAAACCGGCGCAACGCTGGTCGACGACGCCGGCAACAACCTGATTATGGAGAACATTTGATGGCAACTGTTACGCACGTCCTGTCCGGCGCCGGGGAGCCGCTCGATCCGCCACCAAGCATCGGTGCTCACTACGTGAACACGAACAACGGCGCGCTATACCTGGCGAAGGGCACCGCGAGCGGTGCCGATTGGGTGAAGCTGGGTAGTGGCGGTGGCAGCGCTCCGAGCGAGGTGCTGCATGTCAATACCGACGGCCAGTTCCTTCTCGAGCCTCAACACTCATTTGTTGAGGCCCGTCTGTTCGCAATTCCCGAGCTCGGCACTGCAGCAATTGGAATCGATCCCAGCACATCCCGACAGTTCGACCTGAATGTCAGGACTGCGGGTCCGAGCGGGCAGCAACTGCAAATCAGGGTTACATCGGGTGAACTGCCCGGAGGTATGTCGATCGTGGGCACCTCGAGGCAGTGGGCGGTTCAGGAGTCGTATGGATTCGTGATCAATGCAAATGACCTCAACGGCGAGGTGTGGGCGCGCGTCTATTTCGATGCTGACGAGCTAACCCTGTCGATTCTTGTGTTCAGCGATGTGCCGAACGCGTAGGAGATAGCGCATGGCTCTATCAGACGAGCGCCGCGGCCTCGGCGCGAGGAACGAAGCGATCCGCCGCGCCGGCGGCCAACGGGTTGAAGCGGAGCGGCGTGGCGACCAGGGCTTGACCGCGGCACTCAACCGGCTGATCGAGCCGGAGCGCCAGGCGCGGTCGCTGCGCAAGATCGACCCGCGCGGCGCCCTGGATGCTGCGCGCGGCAGGGCCGACTACAACCCCGCCGGCAAGCAGATCGGCGGGGGCGGTGTGTCCTGGCCGCTGGCCGAGACCGACAAGTCGAAGCGCACGGTGGCCGACGAGGAGATCGTGAGCACCGATGGCCTGGTCGTCGTTGTGTTCAAGCGCGTCACCAGCTTCGAGATGCAGGATGGCGGCTCGAATATTGGCCGCATGGAGTTCAAGGCATGAATCAACTTATGCCCTGGGACGGCGAGGTCGTTCGCATGGGCTGGCCGTGGCACGGAAAGATTCGCCAGCAGAACAAGGATCTGGCCGGCTACGTCACCCTGCCGAACGGGGCGACGCGCCCAGCGATCGCGTACTACGGCAACTGGCCGATGAATCACACGCATCTGTTCGACATGGGCCTACCGGACCAGGGCGACCCGCAGGTCGAGGAGCAGGGCGGGAAGTGGTGGGGGCGTACGATCCTCAGAGGCGGAGGCAATTACGACTATCAGTTGTACTACGGCGGCGCGACGACCTCGGCCGAGGGGCAGTCCTATACAGGCGACGCCCCATTCAGGGGGCTCCCCCTCTGGTGGTCTAGCGACGAGGAGCCGCGCCGCCCGCTGTATGTGGATATCTACCTCAATGTGGAGCAGGGCAGCTACTACCTCGATTTTTGGACAAAGGGCGGAACGATTCACGCCCTTCGGAAGAAGATAACGCTTGAGGATGTTGGGCAGGGCGCAGGACAGCCGGAGTGTGCCGTAAAAGATCTGCTCGGGAGCAACTTCGACTACTGGTTTTTTGGTGAAAACGTCAAGCTTGACTACCTGAAGCTGCTCGGGGTCTACCGAAATCGGTTGCTGCTGGGGGTTGTGGTGACACAGGGTGACGGGATGCGGCAGATTGACCCACCGCCCGGAACGTCGGTGGTCAGCGGTTCGTCCCCGTCTGGAGCCCCTCAGGGGTTGTATGGTCTCGTCGAGGTGACCATTGCCCCGGATATCCGAGATCCAGAGGCGGATCACAGTCAGACGGTCACAATAGACGTGATCGAGAATCGCCAGGCCGCGCTCGGTAATCCGGTTCATCAGGTGACCGACGAGAGCAGTCAGCCGGGCGATCCCATCGAAACCACGCTCTATCGAGAGGAATGGAACCAGACCTCCGGGTTGCTGACCGCCTGGTATGACGCCCAGGGAAACATCCAGACCGCGCGCTACAACCGACGCCACTATGCACTTAAGGAGTACCGCAACGAGCCCGGCGTGACGACAAGAACAGCGACGGAGCGAAGCAGCGAGGTTGCGCTGTTGAGCGGCTCCGGATCAGTTGTCGACAGCACTGTACTGACAGAGCAGTTCGAGGCGATCTACATCCCAGGGACAGGACTGCAGATCACGCGGACGGTGAAGTGTACGGGGGAGCCGGATGACGTCACGACCTATACCGACCCAGACCATACGGGTGGACCGGTGGTCACCCCGCCGACGACGACATTCCCCCCGGGCATGCATATCGTCAACACCGTTGCGACCTATCAGTGGCTGGTGAATGACGAGAACATGCTGGCCAACCAAGACCAGCACCAAGTGTGGCTCGCCGCGTTGAGCAACAACAGCGCAGCCATCTGCCACATCCGCGATCCGTTCGACTATCCAGAGGGGCAGACCACAACAACCGTCAGCGTTCGCCAGGGGCCGGCTGTGCGCCTCGGCGGCGTGACCTCTGGAACGGTTACCGACACCCTGACCAAGAGTAAGCCCGCGCATGAGTACCGGCGCGGATTTTTCTGGGAGCCAGCCGACCGCTGGGTGCGAGCCAGTTGCAACCCGATCACCGGAGAGCTCTCTCGCGGCCCGGAGTGCATCCAGTACCTGACCAGTTGGGTTTAGCCCCTCCTACTACTTCAAGGAGAAGCCGCATGACGCCGGCCTGTGTACCCCTGCGCGTGGAGCGCGGGGCGACGTTCCGCGACACGATGCGGATCATGCAACCGAGCCTGGTCTACCGGCCGATCACTCAGATCGCGCCGACCGCTCCCGTCCGGCTGACCATCCCTGGTCACGGATTGCCTGGCACGTGGCTGGCCTGGATCGATGGTGTCCAGGGCATGCCCGAGCTGAACCGCGCTCGACTTCGGCAACTGCCTCACCGGGTCGCGTCCATTGACGACGACACGATCGAGATCAACCTGCTGTCAGCCGTTGGGCTGGCGCCTGTGGGCGGGCAACTGATCTACCAGCCACCTGTTGACCTGGCTGGCGCCGAGGTACGGATGCAGATCCGCGATGCGCCAGGCGGGACTGTGCTGATGACGCTGGCGCTCGGCTCCGGTCTGGAACTCGCCGGCGCCGGAACGATCTCGCGCGAGATATCGGCATCGGCTACCGCGGCGCTGGAATGGTCGGCGGCGGTCTACGACGTGGACGTGGCCTACTCGGATGGAACGGTCCATCGCTACTACAGCGGGCCGATCAGTGTGAGCCGTGGGGGAGGATGCGATGGATGACGCCGCCGAGCCCTGGGCGCTGGCGATCGAGGTTGATTGCGAGCCGCTTGTGCTCAGCGAGATGCATGAATACGCGGTCACCGTGACGCCGCCGGCCGATGTGCTTGTGGTTGTTGCGGGCGACCAGGGGCCTCCCGGAAGGGATGGCGTAGACGGTGCCCAATGGGGCGCGACTGATTGGTGATGAAATGGCCCAGATTCAATTTTTCAAGGTTGCGACGCTGCCGGGCACACTGCAGCCGGACAGTTTCTACTTCGTCGAGAACGGCAGCTACTCGGAGTCCTACCTGACCAACGGCGCGGGAGTGGCGCGCTCGATCGGCAACAGCGCGATGATCAACGCGCTGATAAACGAGGCGCTGGCCAGCCTGCCCGGCACCGGCGCGCCGATCCTGTTCGTAGCCGATATCGCTGCACGCGATGCCCTGGAGCCTGAGGGTGCAATCTTCGTCCTGGTTCAGGATGCGAGCGCTGACCCGACAGTCGAATCCGGCGCTGCGCTGTACGCATGGAACCCGGCGACCAGCGCATGGCTGAAAGTGGCCGAGTATGAGTCGATGGACGTCGAGATCAACTGGGACGCGATCAACGGGCGCCCGACGTCGACGCCGGCGCAGATCGACACTGCCGTTTCCCAAGCGCACACGCACGCGAACAAGTCGACGCTGGACAAGTTCAGCGAGGATGGCGGCCTGGTTCGGTTCGGCGGGCAGCCGATTCCGGCGGAGTGGAACGGGGCGGCCTGGTAAATGGCCGTCCTCCAGACCCACAAGGTCGTCGCGCAACTGCCTGCCGCGCTGGAGCCGAACGCGATCTACTTCGTCCGGCGCAGCACCGGATACGACCAGTTCGTGACCAACGGCGCGGGCGTCGTGGTGGCATACCCGATGAACGTCCGCATCCCCGCGGCTGTTCCTGGGTATCTCGCCGACGGCTCTATGTTGCGGCTCGCCATGAACCCAGACGGCCAATTGCCGGCGTACACCGCCGCCGGCGCTCAACTCAACATCCAGGTGCTGTTCAATGGCTGATATACGCCCGACGAAACTCCAGGCCGACGGCAACGGCTACGGCAGTCTCCGCGAGTTCGCCGACGGCGACACGGTGCCGGTAGCACTCGGCGGAACAGGAGCTGCAACCGCCGCTGGTGCGCGCACGTCCCTTGGGCTTGGGAGTGCTGCAGTTAGACCTGCCCTGGGTTCAACTGGGGCTTTGTACTCGCGAGACAGCATTCTCGGCGCAGTCTCTCAGGCGAGCGGCATACCGTCTGGTGCGATTATTGAGCGCGGGAGTAACGCGAACGGGGAGTATGTGCGGTTCGCGGATGGGACGCAGATTTGTTGGACGAACACTCTCACATTCACCGCTGGGGTCTCATCAGTCGGTGCGAACTGGTCGTATCCGGCGAGCTTTAGTTCCTCGTACCCCATCGCTGGGGCTGTCTCCGCTTCTGGTGCTGGTGGAGACTATGACTCTGGCGTGTCGGCGAGAAACCAGGGAGCGACCTACTTCAATCCATCCGCGGGTACGGCTGGGGTGGGGTTCTTCTGCATATCGTCGGCATCATTCACGTCAGGCGCTCAGACTAGGAATAACAGGGTCGTCGCCATCGGGAGGTGGTTCTGATGATCATCAAGTTGTCACCGTACGCACCACTGCCAGGCAGCGACGAGCGCCTGTCGCTGAGCAGGGCTGGCGATGTGCTCGCCGTGAACGGCCAGGTGTTCGACTTCACACCGCTCCCGGACGGTGGTGAACTGCCGGCCGAGGCTATCGGGTCGGAGTGGTTCGCTGGTCCTGCACTGCGACGTGCCGGCCGGCTGGAGCTGATCCTGCGGTTCCCGCTGGCCGCTGATGCCAGTGCCGCTGCTCGCTTCCCTGAACCGTTGCTGATCGAGGCCGACGGCCCGGTGGAGTTACCGCGATGATCGACTGGAGCAAGTTAAAGACCGCTGAACAGCAGGCGCAAGAACGCTGGCAGGCTGAGTGCGATGCCGCCGCCGCAGCGCGGGCGAATGCCTACCGTCTAGAGAGTGACCCGCTCAAGACCGAGGCCGAGTTCGATGCTATCAAGGCCGGCGTGGAACCGAACTACTCTGCCTGGGTCGCCAAGGTCGAGGAGATCAAGGCCAGGTATCCGCTGCCTGAAGCTGTTTAGGCTCGCCCATTAAAAATAGTTTCCGCATCAGAAGCCAGCTCCCTTGGTTTTGCTCGTCTGTAAACCCTGTTTGGACCTTCTGGTGCGGAAATATATTTCGCCTAACTTATTGATATATATGGGTATGGCTGCTGGCAGTCAGCCTTCGCGCAAGAGTTGAGCAATATCGGCGTACAACGGAAGACGGTGGCCTAGGCATGATGTTCAGTGTGCGCGAAATCATGTTTTTGTCGAATGGTTTACGATGATCGTAACTATCATCTTCATAATCTGATAGTTACGATCATGATCGTGCCCGTTGAACTATGTTGATGAGTAAATTTTTGTCACTTGGCCTTATTTATAGAGGGTTGGATGGCTGTTGCGAGATGCTGGTTGAGACAGAAGTGTTGACTTTTGTTGACTTAATTACTTCTAGGTCAAAGGAAATTGCGCTGCTGTCGTTGGTATTGATGTTGTGCTCAATGAAAATTTGAGGCAGCAGTTCGAGTGTTTTGCTGTTCAGGATTTCTGCGACTCTTTTCTGGAATCCGTCTTCAGAAAAGTTTTCGGGCATTACGGCTGAAGGGAAAGCGGTTCGACTCTCTCCATGGAAAGTATCTCTTTCGGTGGAGATTTTGTATTTGAAATCTATTATATAAAATTCAATTTTAGTTATCATTTTTTTGAGTCTCCAAAAAGTTGTTTTTATGTTTTGCTTGCTTCTGGGGCTGATTTTGGATTTTTTAGGGTCTCACTTGAGTGGTTGTACTGCGATGATCTGTGCTCAAGCTTGAAATGCAAGAGGGTTCTGGTAAATTTTTGTAGCTTAAGCGTGTCGGTGCCTGTTGGTCCACATTTTTGTACCTACCTCTGCTCGTCTGCATCCAGGCCTGGCTGCAATGCATCGCAAGCAGCATTGCTGTCAGGCTAGCGCTCTGGATTGGCTGAGGGAAATCGAGCCTGTCCTTGTGGTTGACGTCAAAAAAGGCGTAGAGGCGATAGGCCAGTGTACCAGGGCCGCGGGGGGGGGCGTTCTGATAGTCTTCACCTCTTTGATATGTAAGGGCTCCAGCTTCAAGCTGGAGCCCTTTATACATACACCCGGCTTAAAGCCAGTTGTTGATGGAGTCTGGAATCAACCAGCCGAGAGGGATGAAAAACGGAGAGCCTGGCTTGGCTGGTGCCCAGTATGTCGACTGGTGCCCAAAGCGGGCCCAGATTACATCCTGCTTCACAATAAGCAAATGGCCATCGGGCTGGAAAGCCATGTAGGCATTCTGATTACCATCCGTGTGCGTGTGCCAAATCGCGTTATCGTTAGCGTCATATACGACAAAGTTTCCGTCGTACTGCATTTGAGCTTTGACCCCGCCCTTGCCATCAAGCTCCGCGTTATAGATTGGAGTAGAACCACTGTAAACTACTAGATTGCCATCTGTCTGAAAGCGGAAGCTGTAATTGCCATTCACATATACGGTGCCTCGTGGCATGACTGTGCCCGGAGGAATAATAACTGACTGTGTGGCGCCGGCGGCAGCTGTCCGATACGCACCTGTTTTCCATCGGATATTTGTTAGGTATGCGACAAGGTTACCGTCATCTTGCAGGACATAGTTGGTGTAATCACCAGCATTTTCAGGCAGGTTACTATCTATCTTGGTTAGATACTTAAAACACCCCTTGCGATCTTCGATGCTGATGCCCTCATAGACCTGCATTCGCCATCCGTCATGACGGCAGCCATCGCCAGTCATCTTTCCAACAATCCCTGTGGACTCGTCTGCTCTCCAGATGAACTTGTTGTTTTTATCAAAGATGGCAAGGTCGCCTGTATTGGTAAGCTCTAGGCGGTAGACTCCATTGGGGGACTCGGCAAGTTTACCAACGCTGTTAAGGCCGCGAGGGACAATGTTGCCAGCAAGTGCTGAGCTTGCTGCGAAGATCAAACCTAGAGCTAGCACATTTAATCTAGATTTCATAAATCACCTACCTGTGAAAGAAGAGCGCTCATTAAGGCACAGATCAGTCGTGGTGTAAAAAGGTTGATTCGATCTCAGGTCTGCGGGTTCAAGAGGAGTGTTACCGGATCATGACGGCCTGCTCTAAAGGAGCTATCTTGCGTGCCCTACCAAGTCGAGGCCGAGGTCGAAGCGATCAAGGGCGGCTCCGAGCCGGACCTAGCTACCTGGGTCAAGGCTGTTCAGGCGAGCAAAGAGCGGTATCCGCTCCCATGGTCCTAAGCGTTTTGATAATTGTGACCGGTATCTCGTTTTTGCTACGGTCCCTCGCTGATGTGTCGAGTAGATAGGGATGTTGGTATGGACGAGATGTTGCGGCGTAGGCTCCGGGCGGAGTTACTGGAGGTGGGGTTCCTCAACCAGTGTTGCCTTGACCTGATGGAAAGCATGGAGGCTGAGTTCAGCCTCACTGATGACCAGCGCGAGTGCATCGAGCAGCTCAGCCGATTTCTGCAGGAGGGGATCGGCAAGCTGACATCTCTGTCAGAGCGTGTGGCGGCTGGCGATATTGTCGTGCTTTGTTGA